AATCATGGATTAACACTAAGTAATACTCTTGGAATTACTACAGGAGGATTGGTCTTTACTTGTTCTAGAGATAATTTCACAACTGTTCATCCATATCCAAGACCAACTGATCCAGCTGCTGGTATTGCTTTAACTATTACGTCTGTATCTACAAACCAACTTACAGTGAACGTTGGACCTGGTGGTGGATCAGGAACGGGAGCAAATGTGACAGCAGCTATTGGTGCTGGTGGAACTTTAACTTTTGATGTTACAGGTGGTGGAAATGGTTATGTAAATCCAGTAATATCAGTATCACCACCTTCATATGAAAATTTACCAGTGGTTGGAGTTTCTAGATTAGGTGTTGGTGCTACGACAGAACTTGGAAATGGAACTTTAGTTAGTGTTGAAGTTGGATCGGGAACTTCGGTTGGAATTGGAACAACCTTAGTTTCAGTAAAATCCTTTAAATTTGTAAATTCAGGTTTTGGATATCAAGTTGGAGATGTATTTAAACCAGTAGGATTAGTTACATCATCTCAACTTTCACAATTAGTAAGTGATTTAGAATTTACTGTTACTGAGACGTTCACAGACAAATTCTCAGCATGGGATTTTGGTGAATTTGATTATATTGATTCAATATATTCTTTACAAGATGGTCAAAGAGTAAGATTTCCATTAAAATATGAAGGGAATATAGTAAGTTTTGAAGTAGATAAAGATGATCCACAATCATCATTAATAGATTTAGAACCATTACTTTTAATATTTGTTAATGGAGTTCTCCAAAATCCTGGTGAATCTTATATATTTGCAGGTGGTACTTCCATTATATTTGCAGTATCTCCAACGGTAAACGATAATATTGATATATTCTTTTATAGAGGAACTGTCGGTGTTGATAGTAAGAGTGTAACTGTTAAGCAATCTTTAAAGAGGGGTGATATAGTAACTCTCATTAAGGGTAAATTTGATAATTCAAAACCATCACAAGATTCAAGAACAATTACCAATTTAACTCAATCAGATACACTTAAAACAAATTTATATTATGGTCAAGGAATAGAACCAAATGTAGATGGTAAAAATAGACCTTTAAGATGGGCAAAACAAAAAGTAAACAAAGTAATTGAAGGTGAAATTGTTTATAAGAATAGAGATCTTTATGAACCTCAAATTTTCCCAACATCTAAAATTATTGCAGATGTAGCACCTGGTGATACTAATATATTTGTCGATAATGCACAAGCATTTGATATTGAAAAGATTATCTATAACTCTAATGCTGCAAGTGTAATTAATGATGGTGAAACAGATGGTTTAGTTATTCCATCTGGTAGTGTGGTAGCAGCTGCGATCACTGCAATTGTTTCTGCTGCTGGAACCATAAGTTCATTATCAATTGTAAATGGAGGTCAAGGATATGTTGGATCTTCAACTTCTTTGGTTATTGGTATTCCAACTACTGGAATTGGAGTTGGAGTTGGAACAACAGCAACAGCAACAGCAACAATAACTAATGGTGGCATTACTACAACCACAATTGTAAATTCAGGTTTTGGTTATACTTTAGATATACCACCACAGGTCATCGCACCTACACCATTCCTACAAACTGAATTAATTCAAAATATCACAGCTGTTGAAGGATTTTCTGGCATTATTACAGGAATCAGTACGACAAGACCAACGTCTACTAAATTGGCATTAGAATTTTATCTAAGTAAAGATAGTGGAAATTATTCTGGTTTAGGAACTGGAGATCCCATTTACATTTATGATACGACTGTTGGATCTGGTGTAACATCTCTATGGAATAATAACAATAATAATGTTGTTGGTATTGGTACAACCTTCTTAGATAACATTTATCGTATCAAAGAAATTAGTTCTGATGGAACTAGAGGTCTTGTTACTTGCTTTGTACATACAGGTCTTACTACATCAACAATTGGAAATTATAATGCTGCAGGCATAGCAACTGTAACTCCTGTTGGACTTAATAGTGAGAGTCCAACATCACTTGGTAAATTCAGTTGGGGTAAATTAACTGGAATTACAAGAAGCACATTACCGATAGCTATTGGTGTAACTGGATCAACAATTGGGTTGTCCACAGCACTTGGAATAACCACCTTCCCAACCATTCAAAGAAGGGGTGATGGATTTAATGATAGTGGTGCTGTTGGCATCGTTTCTTAGTGATGATTATGTACATAACAATTAATGGTATAAATATAGAAAAAAGCTGATAATATGGCTGCAATTGTAACAGATCAATTTAGAATTCTAAATACTAACAACTTTATAGAGACTGTAGAGAATTCTGCAAATTCTTATTATATCTTTTTGGGTTTAACAGATCCAGGAAGTGCTAAGTATGGAAGAAAGATAGACGATAACGCATGGAATGGTGACGTTCCAGTTCCAGAGGATAGTATCAATGATTTAAATCATTCATCGGATACTATGATTTTTGGTAAGAGAGTTACAAGTGATAATATTCGAAGATTAGTTCCAAGAAGAGATTGGGCTGCTGGAACCAGATATAACATGTATCGTCATGATTATAATTCACAGAATCCAGCACCAGTATCAAATGCCCAGAGATTATATGATGCTCGTTATTTTGTAATGAATAAAGACTTTAATGTTTATGTTTGTATTGATAATGGTTCTTCGGGAATTAATACTACTGGAAATGCCTCTCAAGATGAACCAACATTTACTGGTTTAGAACCATCTAGAGCTGGGGAAAGTGGTGATGGGTATATTTGGAAATATCTTTTTACTGTCTCTCCAAGTGATATTATAAAATTTGATTCAACAGATTTTATTTCAGTTCCAAGTAATTGGTCTACATCAGACAATGCTCAAATTAAAGCAGTTAGAGAAAATGGTGATTCTACAATTAATGGCAACCAAATTAAGAAAGTATATATTGACAATCAAGGAAATGGATATCAAGATGGTTTAGGTCAAGAAGTATCTATTTTAGGAGATGGATCAGGAGCCAGAGTTATTTTAGATGTCGTTAATACTAAAATTACAGATGCTGTAGTTTCCTCTGGTGGTAGAGGATATAGTTTTGGAATAGTTGATTTAGGAACATTAAATACAGGTATAAATACCAATTCTGGAGGAATATTTTCAAAATTAATTCCTATTATACCTCCAGGAAAAGGTCATGGATCAGATGTGTACAAAGAACTAGGAACTGATAGAGTTTTACTTTATGCAAGATTTGATGATAAAGATAAAGATTTTCCTGTTGATACTAAATTTGCTCAAGTAGGTATTGTTAAAAATCCCACATCAATTGGATCAACTAATGTATATACTGGAAGTTCATTCTCATCTTTAGGGGCAATTAAATTTGTTGATAGTACAACAGTCACTCCAACTGTAGGTGAAGTTATTAATCAACAACTTCCTAATGGAAATAAAGCATACGGAATTGTTGCATCATTTGATGATGATACAAAAGTTTTAAAGTATTATCAAGATCGTTCTTTATACTTCCATCAAACATTAAATGATCAAACAGATCGTCTTGGTGTCTCAAATGATGCACCGTTTTATAGTTTTGATAATGATACAACGGGTGGTGCTGTTCCATCAAACATAGAGGCAGCAGATAGTGGATTTACTGGTCAAATTCAAACAACATATAGTGGAATTACCACAAATCCAACTGGAACAAAATTAATTAGTCTAGGAACTGAGTTTACTGATGGTCTTTCTGAACCAGAGATAAATAAAGGGTCTGGTGAAATAATTTACTTAGATAATAGGTCGCTGATAACTAGAAATCTTCGACAGAAAGAAGACGTTAAAATCATCTTGGAATTTTAAAAAATGCCACAGAAAACCAATTTAAATATAAGTCCTTATTATGATGATTTCAGTAAGGATAAGCAATTTTACAAAGTCTTATTCAGACCAGGATATCCAGTACAAGCTAGGGAATTAACTACTTTACAATCTACTTTACAAAATCAAGTAGAATCTTTTGGTAGTCACATGTTCAAAGAGGGATCAATGGTGATTCCTGGAAACATATCTTTTGATAATCAATATTACTCAATTAAATTATTATCAGATCACTTAGGACTTCCCGTAACATTATATCTTGAAAATTTAAAAGGAAGAAGATTAAAAGGACAAAATTCTGGAGTTATTGTTTATGTCGAAGATTGTAGATTACCTTCAGACTCAAATGATATTACAGACGTAACTCTTTTTATTAAATATGTAACATCTGGAACTAATAATGAGGCTGGTTCTCTTGAAGATGGAGAAAATCTTTTAACAGAGGAATCATTTGTATATGGAAATACACCAGTAAATGCTGGAGATAGTGTTGCGACACTTATTCCATTAGACTCATCATATGTTGGAAGTTCTGTTGGTATATCAAGTGGAGTGTATTTTATTCGTGGTTCTTTTGTAGACGTAGCAAGTGATAAAATCATCTTAGATCCATATTCAAATACACCATCATATAGAGTTGGATTAACAATACAGGAAGAAATAATTGGGGCAAAAGATGATGATTCCCTATATGACAATGCTAGAGGATTTTCAAACTTTGCAGCACCAGGTGCCGATAGATTAAAAATATCTACAGTTCTAAGTAAGAAAAATTTAGATGATTATAATGATAAGAGTTTTGTTGAGATTCTTAAATTGGATCTGGGTGAAGTTAAAAAAATTAAAAACCCAACAGAATACAATATAATTAAAGATTATTTTGCTAAAAGAACTTTTGAAGAATCTGGTAATTATTCAATTAACAATTTCAAAGTAGAAACATCAAACTCACTAAATGATGGTGTTTCTCAAGAGGGTGTATTTTTATCATCACAAGTAACAGATGATGGAAATACACCAAATAATGATTTAATGTGTGTTAAAATATCTGCGGGAAAGGCTTATGTAAAAGGATATGATATTAGTAAATCAGGAACAACAGTTCTTGACATAGAAAAACCTAGAGATAAACAAACAAATGAGGGATCTTTAATTCCTTTTGAAATGGGAACCCGTTTAAAAATTAATAATGTTTATGGAGCACCAAAAATTTCAATTAAGGAAGAGTCCATAATTAAATTACAAAGACATAGAAGAGTTGATGGAATTACAAATGCTGGTTCTGGAGAACTAATAGGTGAAGCAAGAGCATATGCATTTAATTTAGCAGATCAACCATACTTGAATAACACATCTACATGGGACTTATACTTATACGATCTTCAAACATATACCAAATTAACATTAAATACTTCTATAAATTCAAATTTATTACCAGACACTTCGTATATAAAAGGATTAAATAGTGGTGCTACTGGATATGTAACGGGATTTGCCACTGGATCTGTAGTCACTCTTACTCAAACTTCAGGTGCATTTTTAAAAGGTGAGCAAATAAGTATTAATGGAAGTACACAACATTCTAGATCAATTAAAAGTTTTGAAACTTTTGGTGTTAAAGATATTAAATCAGTATATCAAGATAGTTCAAGTTTTGCTGGATTTTCAGCAGATTTTATTGGGGATGTAGTATTACAAACAGAAACATTACCAGGATTTAATTTAACAGACGTATTTCAATTTTCAGTACCAGTAGGAGCAACATCTTTAACTACTATCACATGTCCAGGTAAAAAATTTACAGGAATTGCGACAGGTAGTATTATTGGATATACCCAAACTGGTAGTTCTTTTGCTGATGAAAGTCTTAATAGAGTTGTAAGTATAGATTCTACTGGTAATAGTATGACAATTACTGGTATTAGTACAGTTGTCGGTGTATGTACTGGTGGATTACCTACTAGTGCATTAAATACAACATTATCACTAAAGGTTCCAACTGTTAATGATTCTGAAAGATCTGGATTATTTGCACCATTACCAGACGTAAATATTTCTGATGTTAATTTATCTGGTTCAAATTTACTAGTATCAAAACAACTTACAGGTGAATCAACTGATGGTAATGGCGATATGACTTTCTCATTATCTGATGCTACTGGTATAAGCACAGGATTTTATGAAACATATGATCCAGCAAGATATTCTGTTCATAGAAGCAATGGAGTCACTGAAACTTTATCATCAGATCAATTTTCAATTACAAACAATATTGTAACATTAAAAGGATTGACAACTGGACAGACTAATATTGTTGTTTCATCAACTATTAAAAAAATAGGAATTAAGAGTAAACAAAAAGAATTTGTTAGAAGTAATAAAGTAACTGTTGATAAGGTTGTTGGGTCAGCAGCAACAACAATATCTGGATTATCTACAAGTGCTTTCTATGGTCTAAGAATTGAAGATGAGGAAATATCTTTAAATGTTCCAGACGTAGTAGAAATTGTAGCAGTATATGAATCTTTGGATACATCTGCTCCAGTTTTAGATAAATTAACTTTTGTTTCTGGATTAAGTCTTAATACTTCATCAATTTTAGGTGAAAGAGTAAGAGGAGCAGAAAGTGGAGCAGTTGCACAGTTAGCAACACAATCTTCAGCAACTGAAATTGAAATCGTATATTTGACACAAAATAAATTTCAAATTGGAGAGTCAATTACCTTTGAAGAATCAAATATCGTAACGAATCTTCAAGATATAACCACAGGAAGTTTCTTGAATATATCAAATAAGTATGAATTAGATAAAGGACAAAAACTTCAATATTATGATTACTCTAAAATTGTTAGAAAAACTGGATTACCAGCACCAGCAAGACAATTATTAATTATACACAATTCTTATCAAGTTCCAGCTAATGATGATGGTGACGTTTATACTGTAGACTCTTATCCACAAGAAAGATTTACAAAAGATGTGCCAATTTTACCAAATGGTAAGAGAGCATCTGATGTTCTTGATTTTAGACCAAGAGTAGCTGCTTTTAATGCATCAACAGCAACCGCATCTCCTTTTGGATATGCAAGTAGAAATTTCAATCAAGGATTTAATCCACCATTAGTTGTTTCTCCAAATGAAAGTTCATTCATAGGTTATAGTTTCTATCTTCCTCGAATTGATAAATTAGTTCTTACAAGTAGAGGTGATTTTTCTTTAATTAAGGGAATATCTTCAACTGAACCTAAAGAACCATCTGGTTCAGAAGATTCAATGAATATAGGTACTATAAAACTACCAGCTTATCTCTATGATCCAAAAGACGCTGTAATATCAACAGTGGATAATAGAAGATATACAATGAGAGATATTGGTAAAATTGAAGATCGTGTAGAGAATTTAGAAACTTTAACATCTTTAAGTATCTTGGAGTTGAGTACAAAAACTTTACAAGTTCAAGATTCTAATGGTTTTGATAGATTTAAAACTGGATTTTTTGTAGATGATTTTGCTGATAATACATTTTTAGATATTTCCGATCCAGACTGTAAAGTTGATGTAGATAGAAATTTACAAGAATTAAATACACCAATTAATTTATATACACTTAAACCTGAATTGGGACTCGAACCATCAATTAATACTGATACTGCAGATTTTGCTTCAAATTTAGTACTATTAGATTCAAATCTCAAAAAAACTGGTGATTTAATTACTCTTGATTATGAAGAAGTTGAACTATTAAATCAACCTTTAGCATCTAGGATAGAAAATGTTAACCCATTTAATATAGTTGTATTTTCAGGTAGAATTACATTAAATCCACAATCTGATAACTGGGTAAGAAACCTTGTTGTTCAAGGAGAAGAAAGAACAGTTTTAGGAGATGCTGAAGGAACAATAGTTAATGAAGTAAAAATAAGTAGTATTCCAGATACTCATATTCGTTCTCGAAATGTTGCTTTTGACGCACATGGATTAAAACCTTTTACAAGATTTTACTCATTCTTTGATAGTACAGGTGGAATTGATGTTATTCCAAAATTGTTAGAGATTAAGATGACAAGCGGTGTATTTACTAAAGGTGAAACAGTTGATGTTTTTGCTGGAAGTTTACAATTAGCATCCTTTAGAATTTGTCAACCAAATCATAAATCTGGAGATACAAATACACCAAGCACAATTTATACTGCTAATCCATATGATAGGGATGTAACAATACAAACATCATACTCTGCGTCTTCAACAATTTTAAATATTGATATTGATTCTCTAGCAGAAGAAGCACAAGGAAGATTCTCTGGATTTATTAGAACTGGAAATGATGTTGTGATTGTTGGAAGAACAAGTAATTCTCAAGCATCTGTATCATCTGGAAGTGGAATTAGATTAGTTTCTGATATTTTTGGAGATGTTAAAGGTTCATTCTTCTTTAGAAATCCATTAGAAGATCCAGTTCCTCCTTTAAGATTTACAAACGGCAGTAAAACATTTAGACTTACTTCAAGTTCAAATAATTCAATATCTGGTTTAGGAGAAGTTTCTATAACATCTGCTGAAGCTGTGTATACAACAAGCGGTGTAGTTGATACATTTGAACAATCAACAACTGTTGTTCGTATACCACCACCACCTCCAATACCAATAGTAATTAATAATACTTTTGTTACGCAAGAAATAACTGAAATTACAAATATAACTCAGAACATTACAGAAGTAACTAATAATATTACAAATGTAACTAACAATATTACAAATGTAACTGAAGTTGTTAATAATGACCCATTAGCACAAACTTTCATAATTGATGAAACTGGTGCTTTCTTAACATCAATGGATTTATACTTTAAAAAGAAAGATCCTCAAGAAAAATTAGATATTCAAGTTAGAACAACTGAATTGGGAACACCAACAAATCTTTTAGTTCAAGATTATGCTGAAATAACTTTAGAACCATCTGAAATTAAAGTTTCTGAAGATGCTTCAATACCCACTAGAGTAACTTTCCCTGCTCCAATTTACTTGCAAGAGGGAGATACATTTGCTGTGGTTCTTCTAGCCCCAACAACAAATAATTATGAAGCTTGGATATCTAGAATGGGAGAAATTAATATTTCTGCCAGTACTTTACCAGACACTGAAAATGTTATAATTTCAAAACAGTATCTTGGAGGAAGTTTATTTAAATCTCAAAACGGTAGTATTTGGACAGCAAATCAATTTGAAGATTTAAAATTTACTTTATATAAAGCTAAATTTGTAGAGTCTGGGACATTAACTTTATTTAATCCTAAATTGGGATCAAATAGCAATCTTTTACCAAGATTACTTCCAAATTCAATTAAGACACTACCAAGAAAGTTAAAAGTTGGTATTACAACCATTACAAGTAATCCTATAAAAGCTAATTTAAATCCTGGTGTTAAAGTCAGTGATTCAGGAACTGCTGGTGCGGTTAATGGTATTATAGAACAAGTCGGTGGTCCAATTACTGCTGGTGCGAGTGGTGTTACACTAACTTCATCAGGCACAGGATATGCTAATGGAACTTATCTTGTTGATCTATTCCCAATCACAGGAAATGGTAGTAGAGGTAAATGCCAAATAACAGTTGCTGCTGATGGTAAACTTACTGCTGCGACAATGAATGTTGCCAATGTAATATCTGGAGAGGGTTATGTTGAAGGTGATTTATTAGGAATAACCACAAGTAGTACAAGTAGTGGAAAGGGATCAGAGGCAACCATTACAGTAAATGCTGTTAATGGACTTGATACTCTTTACCTAACAAATTGTCAAGGAAGACAATTCACAGATGGTCAAGATCTTAATTTCTATATTGGAGCAACTGCGGTAGGATTAGCTAATACTGATATTAGAGGAGATTCTACAGTTATTAATGAATTGTTCTCAGGTAATGTAATTGAAGTTGAACATTATAATCATGGTATGGGAGCAAATAACAATATTGTACAGATAGATAATATTGAACCTGATACTGTACCAATTAAACTAACTGGTGATATTGATTCTACATCAGTGACTACAATATCAGTTGCTAGCACATCTGAATTTGCAACTTATGAAGGTATAACAACATCAATTGGATATGTTAAGATTAACAATGAAATTATTAAATATGATGGAATTGGGTCTGATAATATATCAATTGATACTAGGGGCGTAACTTCAACAAGTAGAACTCATAGTAAAGGCGATATTGTTCAAAAATATGAATTAAATGGTGTATCTTTAGTTGGTATTAATACAACACATCAAATGTCAACTCAGTCATCGGTCGTTAATAACGCCAAAGATATTAATAAGTATTATATTGAAGTTTTAAGAAAAGGTAGAATAGCATTAGATTCTGATCGAGATGAAACCGCATCTCCAAATAATGATGATAACTTACTATGTTTTACAGATCAAAAATCAGTTGGTGGTAATAGTATTTTTGCTTCACAAAACATTCAATATAATTCAATATTACCAAGATTTAATTTTATAACACCTGGTAATAATACATCATTAACAAGTAGAATCAGGACAGTTTCTGCTACAAGTGCGAGTGGATCAGAAGTATCATTTATAGATCAAGGATATGAACCAGTTGAATTAAATCAAATTAATAAATTATCATCTACCCGAATGGTTTGCTCTGAAGTAAATGAAAATGAACATCTAACATCCTTACCTAAAAATAGATCATTTACAACACAATTAGACTTTAAATCATCTGATTTCAATTTATCACCAATTGTTGATACACAGAATGCTGTGATGATATACATTAGGAATATGTTAAATTCTCCTATAAATGATTACAGTCTTGACTCATCATCTAATGAAGTAAGTGGTGATCCACATGCTGCTGTGTATATTTCAAATCGAGTTGATCTTCAGCAACCAGCAACTTCATTAAAAGTTATTGTAGGTGCTTTCAGACACTCAAGTGCTGACTTTAGAGTTCTTTATCAATTATTTAAAACAGACTCAAAAGAAGTTGAACCAAAATATGAACTATTTCCTGGTTACGAAAACTTAATAGATTCTGATGGTGATGGTTTTGGTGATACTGTAATTGATCCAGTTAACAATAATGGAAGGCCAGATGCAATAGTTCCTGCAAGTACAGAAGATGAATTTTTAGATTATCAATTTAGTGTTGATAATTTAAATAAATTTAACGGATTTAAGATCAAAATTGTACTTAGTGGAACAAACGAAGCACACGCACCTAAATTACAAGACATAAGGGCAATCGCACTAGCATAATGTTAAAAGTTGAAGGACACTCAAATCTATATCGAGATGAAAATACTGGGGCAATTTTAAATTGTGATGAAAATGGGTATTTAAATTATGTTAGGTCAAGGGAAAGAAGGAATGTTCAAAACGAAGAAATTGATAAAATTAAATCAGATATTGAAGAAATAAAATCAATGTTAAAGCAAATAATCAATTAATTATAAATATAGACAGATCATGAATTTTTAATAAATGTCAGCGGTATATGTAAGCAACTTAGTTATAAACTCTGGGGCAACATTTCAACAACAATTCGAACTCGAAAGCAGTTCATCAAATTCAGCTACTAACTTATCTGGGTTTCATGTAGCTGCTCAGATGAGAAAACATGCTGGCAGTGCAGGTATTGCTGCAACTTTTACTTCATCAATTGTAGATGCTGATGCTGGAACAATTAGAGTAGGTTTAAGTAGTGTGACTACAGCTGGATTAAAATCTGGTCGTTATGTATATGATGTTATTTTAACTGATGCTTCAAACGAAGTTACAAGAGTTGTAGAGGGATCAGTATTAGTTAGAGCAGGAGTAACTCGCTAATGGCAAACATTAGAGTTAAAGTAGGTCAGACAGATGCGACAAGAGTCGTATCATCTTTGGCTGGTAATGTAAGTGGATCAATCTCTGGCTTGAGTGATATTCAAGTTGGTAGTTTACAGAATGGTATGGTATTGGTTTACAATTCTTCTATTGCGAAATGGGAAGCAACCTTAGAACTAACACCTGGCTCAGCACAAAATTTGGATGTTAATGGAGGATTATTTTAAATGGCCAGTATTATTAGAGTAAGAAGATCTACGGGTATAAACCCACCAGGTAGTCTGAACTTCGGTGAATTAGGACTTACAGTAGGTGTTGGAACCGCCAATAATTCGGGTGGTAGAGTGTTTGCTGGAGATAACGCAAGTAATCCACAAGTTGTAGGTGGTAGATATTATACTGATTTATTAAGTCTTGATCCAGGTAAAGTCGCTAGTCAGGCAAACCCAACTACTGCTGCGAATGGATTTGTTGCGATATTAGATTCAGATAGAAAAGTAGACCAATGGAATGTAGATAATTTAACTTTAGATACTAATACATTATCGTCAACTAACACCGATGGTGATATAATTTTTAATCCTAACGGTTCGGGTGATATAATGATACCAGATGACACCAAACTTGGATTTGGTGGTGGAGCAAATGGAACAGCTGCTCCTGATTTTGGAATTGAATTTGATGATACTAATAATATAGTTGATATTACGGGTGCGATAACAAAATTTAATAATACAACACAATCAACAACAAAAGATAATGGATCAGTTATCTTTGAGGGTGGTGTTGGTATAGAGAAAAACTTGAATGTAGGTGGTCATTTAACTGTTGGTGGTGCCACTACATTTACTGGTACTATTGAAATGTTTGATGGTCTTGTAGTCGATAGTATTGGTATTTCATCTAATGTTATTAGAAGTAGATCAGGTAGTGGAAATAAATTATACATTGACCCATATCCTGATGGATTGAGTAATGAAGGTCAAGTTATTATTAAAGGTGATTTACAGGTAGATGGAACAACCACCACTGTAAACTCTACATCTTCAACTTTGAATGATGGTATAATGAAACTTGGTGATGTAACAAGTGTCAGAACAGTTAAAACAACAGTTGGAACTGGTGTTTCAACAATTATCGTTGATTCAATTGTCGGAGTTAATACTGGAGATGTTATTACTGGTAGTTCATCTCTTCCTGGTGCTGGTACAACTTCAATTCATTCTTTCTCATCACAAGCTGGTATTTCAACAATATTCATAGATGGTGTCACAACTGCTGGTATTGTAACTACCACAGAATTGACAATTACTCACGCATACGATACAAATACTGATCGTGGTATTTCATTCAACTATAATACTAGTTCTGGAACAGGAAACAATAAAATAGGTTTCTTTGGTTACAATGATAGTACAGGTGAAAATAGTCAGGCTCCAGTAAGAAGTTTTACTTATATTCCTGATGCTACAGTTTCAAATGAAGTTGTAACAGGAACAAGAGGTAATTTAGATATTAAAGGTATCTATTATCAGGCAGGTGACTTTTCCACTCATGGTGTGGTATACTTTGACAGTAGTGGATTACAAAATTCTACTGCTGCTCCAGCTGCCTTTACTGCTGCTGATACATCCACACATATATTAACTGCTATTACTGAAGTTACTCTTGCCTTACCATCTGGTCAGAATATAACGATTGGTGATCAGATTACACAGGTTGGAAATGCTTCAGCATACGGTGTTACTAAAACAACAATTACTGGTGGAACAACTCTAACATTAGTAGGAGTTAACGGAACATTTAACAACAGTGGAGATTTATTAGTTAATGGGACATCAATTTCTATAAGTCCTAACTCAGTTTCAACTGTGTATACTGATAAACCCGTTTGGTCAAACTGCGTCGATGGAGGTACGTTTTAAAAAAATATGGCTAATTCAACTAATGATGTTGACATTAATGTATTAATTGGACTTTATAATCAAAAATTAGCATCCGTGTCAAACCAAAATGTCCTTTTAGAGGCAAAAATTCAAACCATAACTCAAGATTTTTTAGAGGAAAAAACAAAGTTACTTGATAATATTTCTGAGTTACAAAAAAAATATGATATATTAGCATCCAACATAGACGAAGAAGAGTAAAATGGCAAAACCAGCTACAAGACAACAATTAATTGATTACTCTTTGAGGAAACTTGGAGCTCCTGTATTAGAAATCAACGTTGATGAAGATCAAATTGATGATCTAGTGGATGATGCTATTCAATTATTTCAAGATCGTCATTTTGATGGTGTTGAAAAAATGTATTTAAAATATGAATTAACACAGAATGATATTGATAGAGGAAGAGCAAATGAAACTCAGGGTGTAGGAATCACAACAACTACAGCAACTTCTACAAGTGTTGCTGGTTATGGAACAACAACTAATACTTTTCAAGAATCATCTAATTTTATACAAGTTCCAGATGCTGTAATCGGTATTGAGAAAGTTTTTAAATTTGATACAAGTACAATATCTGGTGGAATGTTTAGTATTAAGTATCAATTATTTTTAAATGATTTGTATAGATTTAATTCTGTGGATCTTCTACAATACTCTATGACAAAAAGATATCTTGAGGATATTGATTTTTTATTGACAACAGATAAACAAATAAGATTTAACAGAAGACAGAATAGATTGTATTTGGATATTGATTGGAAACAAGAAAAAGCTGGTAAATTTATTATTATTGAATGTTATCGTATATTAGATCCTGATACATTTACAGGAGTTTACAATGATCCATTTTTAAAGCAATATGTGACTGCTTTGATAAAACGTCAATGGGGACAAAATTTAATTAAGTTTAGAGGAGTCAAATTACCTGGTGGATTAGAATTAAATGGACGAGAAATATATGACGATGCCGAAAGAGATATAGAAGCGATTAAACAAAAAATGACACTTGAATATGAATTACCACCTCTCGATATGATAGGGTAATGAATTATGGCATTAAATCCCTTCTTCCTTCAAGGTTCTCAAACTGAACAAAGATTAGTTCAAAGTTTAATTAATGAGCAACTACAAATATATGGTGTAGAGGTTACATACATTCCACGTAAATTTGTAAATAAAGAAACAGTTTTAAATGAAGTTCAATCGTCAAAATTTGATGATAATTTTTTAATTGAAGCATATGTGAATACCTATGAGGGATATTCTGGTCAAGGCGATATAATGACTAAATTTGGAGTAAGTTTAAGAGATGAAGTAACACTTACAATATCACAAGAAAGATTTGCAGATTTTATCTCTCCTTTTATGGAAGCAGTTCCTGATTCTGAAATTGATCTTGTTACTCGTCCTAGAGAGGGTGATCTAGTTTTCTTCCCTCTTGGAAATAGATTGTTTGAGGTAAAGTTTGTAGAACATGAAAACCCATTTTATCAACTAGGAAAAAATTATGTTTATGAACTAAAATGTGAATTATTTGAATATGAGGATGAGGTTATTGATACTTCAATTGAACAAATAGATACCGTCATTGAAGATACTGGATTTATTACAACTCTCACTCTTGCTGGTGCTGGTAGCACAGCAACTGCAACTTCTATTTTAAGTCAACCAACAGGATATATTTCAAATCTATATTTAAATAATGATGGTTATGGATACTTGACACCTCCTTCAGTATTCATCACACCAGCACCAGCTGGTGGTGTTGATGCTACTGCTGTCGCAATTACAACGACAAGAAGTGGTGCACATGCGGTGAAAGAAATATTATTAACTAATGCTGGTTCTGGATATACAACTCCACCAAATGTAACGTTTGTAAGTGGAAGTGGTGTCGGAGCAGCAGCTACAGTTTCAATTGAAACAGTATCTAAAGGTGTTATTAACTTTACAGTTACTGCAGAAGGATCAGGATATACTTCAACTCCGACTGTTGCGATTTCAACAGCTCCTGTTGGTGGTATCAACGCTACAGCAGTTGCTGTAATCAATCAATCCAATAATATTCTAGATAGTTTTAGAATTACAAATCCAGGTGCTGGATACACTGTGGCACCTACAGTTACCATCGCATCTCCCGCAACAATTTCAGGTGGAAATTATAGAATGAATGAAATTGTTAAAGGTCAGACTTCAGGAACTGAAGCTAGAGTTAAGAGTTGGGATTTAGATACTAGAATACTTAAAGTTTCTGGTGTTGGAATTGGAACTGAGGTAACTGGATTTGCGAATGGAGAGACAATTCAGGCAATGGAATCCACAGTATTTACTGCTGGAGTTACTACAACTGCGACTGTTGGAGTTCAAACTAACCTAGTTACTGGCATTAATACTACTGGTCTTGTGATAGGTCAAGAATTAAATGCGGTAAATAATATTATAGGTATAGGAGCTACCATACTATCAATTGGTGCGAGTCAGGTTGTTATGAGTGAGAATTCAATCAACACCACTTCAATATCTGGAGTATCGGTATCTTATGGATCCACTTCAATGACATCTTACAGTCTTGACCTATATAACGATACGGATACATATGATCCCTATAATCAGGGTGATATATTTGAAACTGAAGCAGATTCAATTGTGGATTTTCAAGAATCTAACCCATTTGGTACATATTAATGTTAGGAACTTACTACTATCACGAAATACTTAAAAAAACAGTTATTGCTTTTGGTACTCTGTTTAATGACATTCATGTTAGACATGAAGGAAGTAATAATAAATCAATAAGTGATATGAAAGTTGCTTTGGCATATGGTCCAATGCAGAAGTTTTTAGCGAGAATCGAACAGCAAGCAGATTTAAATCGTGCGACTCAAATATCACTTCCTAGAATGTCATTTGAGATGAATAATATCGCATATGATCCAACAAGAAAAAGTGGAATAACACAAACATTCAAAGCATCTGATGGTTCTAAATTAAGAAAAGTTTTTATGCCTGTTCCATATAATATTGGATTTGAATTAAATATATTAGTTAAATTAAACGATGATGCTCTTCAAATTATAGAGCAAATTTTACCGTTCTTTCAACCATCCTTTAACTTAACTGTAGATTTAGTAAAAGTAATTGGAGAAAAAAGAGATATTAGTGTTGTACTGGATAATATATCATTTCAAGATGATTATGAGGGAGATTTTTCAACAAGAAGAGCATTGATATACACATTAAACTTTACAGCAAAAACATTCTTATTCGGACCTGTTGCTGATACTCCAGAAGGACTTATCAAGAAAGTTCAAATTGATTATGCTACAACTATGGATGTTCGAAATGCAAGACGTGAATTAAGATATGTAGCAACACCACAAGCAAGAAAAGATTATGATACTGATGCTACATCATCAACACAAACAGAAATTAGTGCTTCTCAAACTAATATAACTGTTACAAATAGTGGAGTATTTGCTTTAAGAGATCGAATTATTATTGACTCTGAGATTATGAGAGTTAATCAAATTGTAGATGGAACTACAATTGGAGTTGATAGGGCAATAGATTCAACTATTGCTGTGGTTCACCAACAAAGTTCTATTATTAATAAGTTAACTGCTGCTGATGATGCTTTAGTTGATCCAGATGATAGTTTTGGATTTAATGAAATAACCAGTTACTATGAAGATCAAAAATCTTATAGTCCTACTCGACAAACTGACGTATAATGAATAACTTTGATCCTATTGATGAGGCACTTAACATAGAGGTATCAAAACCCTCTAAAGTAGATCCTGTAAAAAAACAAAATAGTATTGAAAAAGTAAATGATACTGATGTTACTAAAGATTATGATTATACTCGTGCCAATTTATATTCATTAATAGAAAAGGGACAAGAGACATTAAATGGGATTATGGAATTAGCAGGTGAAAGTGCTAGTCCAAGAGCATATGAAGTTGCTGGACAATTAATCAAATCAGTTGCAGATACCACTGATAAATTAATGGATCTACAAAAGAAAGTTAAAGATGTGGAAGAAGAAAAATCTAAAACAACAAATAATGTAACTAATAATGCCTTATTTGTAGGGTCTACAACAGAATTATCTAAGATATTAAAAAAAGGTATTCTAAATAATAATGATCAGGACACGAAATAAAGATGACTAGTTTAAGCATGCAGGGTAAAATACAAAAACTTCGTGATAAACAAAAAGAGAAGGTGAAAAGTTTTGGAACCTCTATGGGAACTGCTCCAAAAGAAAAATCATCTGAATCTGAAGTTCATCAAGGCGATATATCTGATAAAGAATTAGCAGATAAAAGAGCAGCTAAAAAAGTATCTATGCAGAAAGCAGCAGCACGTAAAGCTGAAATTCGTTCAGAAATAGCAAAAGAATCTATCGAAACTATTGATATAATTGGTCCAACAAATATGCACACTGTAGTTAATAATGATGGTTTATGGAAAGGAACAGAGCAAATTATAGAAAAGGAAGAAGAGGAGGCACCTGGTACACCTAGTTCTGTAGAAGAAGAAAATATATCTAACTGGAAAAAAGAATTAAAACTTAGTTGGGAATAACATTTAAATATGTCTAATAATGTATATCTTGGAAATCCAAACTTAAAAAAAGCAAATACGCAGATTGAATTCACTCAAGAAAATATTCTTGAATTTTTAAAATGTAAGGATGATCCTGTTTATTTCGCAAGAAAATATATTAAAATTGTATCTCTTGATGAGGGACTAGTTCCTTTTAATCTTTATGATTTTCAAGAAAAATTAGTTCGTAATTTTCATGAGAATCGTTTTAATATTTGTAAGATGCCAAGACAAACTGGTAAATCTACAACATGTGTATCTTACTTATTACATTATGCAGTTTTTAATGAAAATGTAAATATAGCAATACTGGCAAACAAAGCATCAACAGCAAGAGATTTACTGGGTAGGCTTCAATTAGCATATGAAAATTTACCAAGATGGATGCAGCAAGGTATTGTTTCTTGGAATAAGGGATCGTTAGAATTAGAAAATGGTTCAAAGATATCAGCAAACTCAACTTCATCATCAGCTGTTCGAGGTGGATCATATAACGTAATTTTTCTTGATGAGTTTGCGTTTATTCCAAATCATATTGCCGATGAATTTTTTGCTTCTGTATATCCTACTATTACCTCTGGTCAAAGCACAAAAGTTATAATTGTTTCTACCCCAAGAGGTATGAATCATTTTTATCGTATGTGGCATGATGCCGAAAAAGGTAAAAGCGAATATATTCCAACTGATGTTCATTGGTCAGAGGTTCCTGGTAGAGATGAACTATGGAGAGAACAAACAATAGCAAATACTTCTGAAGCACAATTTAAAATTGAGTTTGAGTGTGAATTTTTAGGATCAATCAATACATTAATCGCTCCAAATAAACTTAGAAATTTAATATATGAAGATCCAATTAATAGAAACGCTGGTCTTGATATCTATGAAAATCCAATTAAAGAACATAATTATTTGATTACAGTTGATGTTGCTCGTGGTCTTGGAAATGATTATTCAGCTTTTATTGTTTTTGATATAACAAGTTTTCCATATAAAGTTGTAGCAAAGTATCGAAATAATGAAATTAAACCAATGTTATTTCCAAATGTCATCTATGATGTATCAAAAGGATATAATGAATCATTTTTGTTAATAGAAGTAAACGATATTGGAGATCAGGTTGCCAGTATACTACAATATGATTTAGAATATGAAAACATACTTATGTGTTCTATGAGAGGACGTGCGGGTCAGGTTGTTGGATCTGGATTTAGTGGTAAAAAATCTCAACTTGGGGTGAGAACAACTGCTGCTGTTAAAAAATTAGGTTGTAGTAATTTAAAAACTTTAATTGAGGATGATAAATTACTTACAAATGATTATGATGTAATATCAGAATTAACTACATTTTCACAAAAACATAATTCATTTGAGGCAGAAGAAGGTTGTAATGATGACTTAGCAATGTGCCTTGTAATATTTGCGTGGTTAGTGGCACAGGATTATTTCAAAGAGATGACTGATAATGATGTAAGAAAAAGAATATATGAAGAACAAAAAAATCAAATTGAACAAGATATGGCACCATTTGGTTTTATGTCTGATGGTTTAGATGATGATTCCTTTGTTGATAAGGATGGAGATATATGGAAAGTTGATGAATATGGTGACAGATCTTATATGTGGGATTATCGGTAATGAAGAATTTATTTAAACATGCGAAATTGAAAAGATTATTAACTAAATCATTTCCAAATAAAAAGATAACCATAACTGATAATAAAGACGGTTCACAAACTATTCTTATACTATAATGGATTTAAATGAAAGTAACGTAACTAAATCTTTATCTGAAATCGCTCCTTACATAGAAGCAGACGGTGGATTTGTGGAGTTTGTAGAGATAGAAGAAGGTACAAACTACGTTAAAGTTAGATTAGGAGGTGCTTGTACAAGTTGTGCAATGAGTGCGATGACATTAAAACAAGGTATTGAAAATAAAATTATGCAAGATATTCCTGATTGTAATGGAGTAATTCAAGTTTTGTAATGGATTTTAATGATCAGATAGATTTAGAACATTTATTATTCTCTGAAAGAAAGTGTAGAATATGTGGAGAAGTAAAGGATTTAGTTGATGGATTTTATCTGACTCATAAGGATAGATCTACTCTTGCTTCATCATATTCTTACGAATGTAAAACATGTACAATTAAAAGAATAGTTAAAAATAGGAAAAAGAAAGGGATATTTACTGATTGGATGTATCCAGATTGGTAGTGTTCACGTATTGTTTCCCCGATGAAAATACCCTTTTTAATAAATAATTTCAGTATAAATCTGAGATTTGGAGAATAAAAGATGCCCATTAATTTAGCATCTCCTGGAATTTTGGTAAGAGAGGTTGACCTTACTATTGGTAGAGTAGACACTGCAACCGATAAGACTGCTGCCATAGTAGCTGCCTTTTCTAAAGGACCAGTTAACATACCTACAACTGTAGAGAACGAAGCTGATCTTATTGACCTTTTTGGAGAACCAACTGCCACGGATAGTCAATATGAAGATTGGATGGTAGCATCTTCATACTTATCATATGGTGGAGTTTTAAGTGTAGTTAGAGCAGATGATGCTTCTTTAGCAAATGCAAAGGTTGGAACAGCAACGAGTATTAAAATAAACTCTTTAGATGATTATAATAATAATGGTTATGATGAAAATACCATTACAAACATAACTGTAGCAGCAAGAAATCCTGGATCTTGGGCAAATGACTTAAGAGTCGCTATTGTTGATAACGCAGCTGATCAGGTACTTACAGTGGGAGCATCACACACTGCTGTTGTTGGTATGGGAATTACAATGGAAGTTCCATCCGCAACCTATCAAATAGGAGCTGGTTCAACATCTGTTCTTGATGGATTCTATAAGGGAATAGTTACTGAGACAGATATATCTGGTCAGATTAGTGTTAAATTTATTAGTCACGTATCCGCTGCTGGAATAGAAACTGCTAAAGATTATGAACCACTTGGAACATTTTCTTTTCCTGGAACAGGAACTCTTACACTTCGTCAAGTTGGTGATGGTTCTATTGTTGGAACAGAATCTGTTTCAGCACAAAAAGACTGGTATGATCAACAAACAGTTCAATTAACTAACAGTACTGTTCAGTGGAGTCAACTCGCTGATAGACCAGGCACTTCAAACTATGCTTCAGCAAGAAGTTCAAGATTTGATGAAGTACATGTAGTAGTTATTGATGATAAAGGAACGATAACAGGTAATGCTGGAACAATCCTTGAAAAGAATTTAAATCTTTCAAAAGCAAAAGATGCTGAGTTTTCCGCTGGATCTCCTTCATATTGGAGAAAATTTATTGTAAATTCTTCAAAGACTATCTTTGCTGGTGGAGCTCCTACAGGTATTACAACAACTAATATTGCTACTGGTACTGGTGGAACATCATTCTTTAATTCACATTCTTCTGATAATGGTTGGGATCAGAATGCTCAAGGAATCAGTTTTGCTGGTATTGGAGCAACAACTCTTACATTAGGTGGTGGACAAAATTATGACAGTGGTTCTGATTATTCAGCTGCTGGTTCATTATCAGTTCCACTTAGTGGATTAGTTTCTGGTTACGAACTATTTGAAAATACAGAAGAATTTGATGTTGATTTCTTACTTATGGGATCAGGATCAATGTCTAGAGAGGATTCTCAGGCACTTTCTTCCAAATTAATATCAATCGCTGAAATTAGAAAAGATACAGTCGCATTTATCTCTCCTAACAGAGGATCAGTTCTTGTTGACACTGTTGGATCTGCCCAAATACTATCAAGTTCAGATATAACAGACAATTTAGTCAAGTACTATTCACCAATACCTTCATCATCTTATGCTGTATTCGATACTGGATACAAGTACATGTATGATAGATTCGCAGACACATTCCGATATGTACCTATGAATGGAGATATTGCTGGAACTTGTGCTCGAAATGACATAAACAATTTCCCTTGGTTCTCACCAGCGGGAACAGCAAGAGGATCAATTCTTAACGCAGTAAAACTCGCATACAATCCTTCACAGATTCAAAGAGATAAACTTTACTCAAATCGAATTAACCCAATTATATTCTCACCAGGAGCAGGTATCATCTTATTTGGTGATAAAACTGGTCTTGGAAAAGCATCAGCATTTGATCGTATCAATGTTCGTAGATTGTTTATCTTCCTTGAAGATGCAATTTCTGCTGCTGCTAGAGATCAACTATTTGAATTCAACGATGAAATTACAAGGACAAACTTTGTAAACATTGTTGAACCTTTCATGCGTGATGTTCAATCCAAGAGAGGTGTTACAGACTTTAGAGTTGTTTGTGATGAGACAAATAACACTGCTGCTGTTATAGATAATAATGAATTTGTTGCTGACATTTTCATAAAACCATCAAGATCAATCAATTTCATTGGTCTAACCTTCGTCGCCACGAGAACTGGAATCTCGTTTGAAGAAGTAATCGGTACCGTTTAATCCATTTAGAGGAATAGAAAAACTATGGCAACCCAATTTAACAGACCTCCACTAAGAACCATTACTGGGTTTAAAAGTAAATTGGCGGGTGGCGGTACAAGACCCAATCTGTTTGAAGTTGAAATCGCATTTCCTGAACAGTTAGCAATTGATAACGACGTTAAGGAAAAATCAAGATTTTTAGTAAAAGCAGCCGCACTACCAGCATCTAATATTACTCCTGTTGAAGTTAACTTCAGAGGAAGAATATTAAAAATTGCTGGAGAAAGAACATTTGATACATGGACTGTTACAGTCATCAATGATCTTGATTTTGGTATTCGTTCTGCTTTTGAAAAGTGGATGAATCTTATTAACAAGATGGAAGATGCTACTGGAACTGTTAATCCA